CTCGTCATCCCACGCATCTGCATAGTTGTGTGGAAAAGCGTTGCCAATATAAATCATATTGCCTTTTTGCTGACGCTTATGAAAGTGCCCGCTGAAGCCTAACTCATATTGTTTAAAACTGTCCAGTTGAATCTCACCATGATCAGGCATCTGCACCATGGCGTTCATGAAGAAGCTTGGGAGTTCGAAATGTCCGAAGATGTATTTTCCGCCTTTTTTGCTGATTGATCTCCATTCGTCCCCAACCAACCACGGACATAAGGTGACATCTCCAATAGTAGTAGGCTCGTGTACCACAGTGACACCAGGAATATACTTTCCAAACTCCACACTGTGTATGTCTCGCTTGTCCTTATAATACAAATCATGATTACCAGGAAAGAAAAAGAACTGATCAAACGCTTGCCCCAACTTTTCCAAGGCCCTGAGACTGTAATCCATTGTAGTAATATTAAGGCTATTGCGATTATGATGCCAGTCGCCCATAAAGATACCTGTATCACAACCTTCCTCCTTTGCCTTAGCAATGTACCAATCAACAAAATCTTCACAGTCTTGGTTGTGTACTGAACTGTTAGATTTTAACCCAAAGTGAATGTCGGTGAAACAAGCCACCTTCTTAAACAACTGCGTCATTCGGATACGTCCTCATTATATCGTTTAACTGCGGCCGCATGTTCCCCTGCGCCAGTACGACTGTAGCTAGGATTCATGCCATTAATTTCTAAAATATCATCACGGATGTTTTGATTGCGTTTTTCTGTGTTAATAACACGAACAAAGCTATTGGTAACAGCCGCAGTAAAATACGCAAACGGATTGTCACTTTTTGACTCGTCAAACTGCAATCCAATCTGTGTCAATTGTAAAATGGCCATGCCCTTCATTTCATCATTGTAGGTATAACCACGAACATTACCGCGAGTAGCGTATCGTTCACACAGTTTGATCATCATACGGGCCAAGGTATTTGTAATTTGACCAGCATCTTTATCAAAGTGACCTTTTTCTAGATCACCCTTCCAGTGACTTTTGCCCACACAGATTAATTTTTCTTGATCTTCTTCGTCGAATTTCCAATGTTGGAACGGAGGAAAGTTTACCTTGTCTCTATGATCCGCTAGACTTTTTGGATTTTTTTTACGAACGTTATTCAAAGGAATATGATCAAAAGTCATAACCCTAAACACCACGTCTTTCTTGGCTACCTTTTTGTAGTCAATTTCGCAGTCTGCAATTTTGACTTTTTCACCAGATGCTTTGCGTCTTTCAAATTCTTGTTGACCTAGCCTTTTAGCTTGCACACGCTTGGCCTCAGCTATGGTTCTGATATTGATTTTGTCCAAACTGGGCACAATCAAGTCATATTGGTGGTATTTGGTATCAGTAAACACACAATAAGATGTTTTACTTCTATGTATTTCCAACAACATATCCTTGTTGTTTAGGTAGTTAACTTTTGCTGTCATTAAAAGAGTCCTCGTAAAGTATATTATAAACTACGCACTTATTAAAGTCAAATAAATAGAGTATCAAAAGGAGATTCTCATATGGCCCTAGGCAATAGTTTTATCCAAACCGCGGCAGCTTCGCAGAATTTATTGAGTTCTGTAGGCCAGGGCGTAAATGTTGCCAGCAACTTGGCCAGCGCACTCAGCACAGGATACAACAGCGATCCGGGCGGAGTTATGAGTGCATTGCGATCAGTCAATCTGCCAGAAGCAGGCGAAGCAATTGGTGATATCATGGGTGCTGTTGCTAGTTTTGGTGGCGATGCCGCGGCAAATGATTGGCGGGTGCGATTGAGTTTGGCAAACTGGACAGCGTTTAAAACTAGTCCGGTACTTAAACCTTTGAAAGATGCCGGTGGTCTCATATTTCCATACACTCCTGATATCAATATACAAAGTAGCGCAACTTATAGCAAGATACAAACTGTTCACACCAACTATACCTTTCAAGCATTTCAACACAGTGATCCAGGAGCAATAACAATTAGTGCTCCAATGAACGTTGAAGATGCTACACAGGGATTATATTGGATTGCGGCGGTACACTATTTACGAAGTCTTACTAAAATGTTCACGGGATCTGATCCAAAAGCTGGAAATCCTCCTCCAGTAGTTTTTTTAAATGGATATGGCAACTATGTTTTTAAAAATATCCCAGTGGTTGTTACACAAATGCAAGTGCAATTAAATGCTCAGTGTGATTACATTGGCGTCAATGTAGTTGGCAGTGCCGCTGGAGCAATAGAAGGCATTGGAGATAGTATAGGAGGCATTGCCGGCAGTTTAGGCGCTGCCATTCCAAGTCTCGGCGGCATAGCTGATTCAATAAGTAGTGTAACTGGCGCAATTGGATCCATTGCCGGCGTTGCAGGATCTCTGGGCCTAGGTGGCCAAACAAGTGGCGGTGTCAGTCATGTGCCTACCAAGAGCACTTTCACAGTAACACTGCAACCTGTTTATAGTAGAAATAGTTCTAAAAACTTCAGCCTGGATCGATTTGTTACAGGCGGCTACTTGAATAATTCTTTCGGATATATTTAAAATGTCAGCCACTTATTCTAATACAAGTCCTTGGTATAATACTGCAATTACCAATAATTATCTTGATATATTCTCTATCAGACCTGTCAGTGCAGAGTCTAGCGATTTTCTCTATACAATAGAAGCACAGTATGCCTTTAGACCGGATTTGTTAGCATATGATTTATATGGTACTACCAGTTTATGGTGGGTGTTTGCGCAACGTAACTTGGATACTCTTCAAGACCCGATTTTGGATTTTGCTCCAGGAACACAAATCTATATTTGTAAAAAAAGCAGTTTGACAGACGTGTTGGGATTGTAACATGGGAGTATTTGATGACTTGGGATCCACCATTGCATCTGCTGAAAAATCAATTTCAGGTGCAGTGGGTAGTATTGGCGACACCTTTGGCGGAAGCATCGGAGCCATTGCTGGCGGACTTGCCACTGGTCTCAATTCTATCAAAGACGGTATAGGCGGAGTTTTTTCTTCTTTAGCCAGCAAAGGCGCGATTACTCTTAAAGGAGTAAAATTGCCTTTACCCAACCCACTGTTTGCTTTTGCAACTTATAATTATGTTATAGGGCTGTCGGCTATGACAGATAAAATGCTTAATGATCCTGACAACACTTATAGAAAAGGCAAACGTGCAGATTTGATTTGCAAGTCGGCCAGCGTTGATCCAAAAAATCGTGTAAAAACTGCATATGGTGCTTTTGAATTTTATATAGATGATGTAAAAATACAAAGTCAAATTGGCCAAGAGTCAGGGGCAAACACCAACGCAGTTGGTAACATAACATTTAAAATCACTGAACCCTACAGCATGGGTTTATTTTTTCAATCACTACAAATCGCCGCGCAGAAAAATGGTCATGCCAATTGGAACGAAGCACCGTTCTTGTTGACCATTGATTTTAGAGGCAATAAAGAAAATGGACAAATGTTCAATGTTCCCGGAACCAGTCGACAGATTCCTATCAAATTTTCAACCATGTCTATGAAGGTTACTGAACAAGGTTCGGTATATGATTGTACCACTTTGGTATATAATCAGCAGGCAATTTCAGACGCCAATACCAAGTTTAAAAACGACATGGCCATTGCAGGACGAACTGTGCAAGAACTATTACAGACTGGAGAAAAAAGTCTACAAGCGGTAATCAATAACAAATTAAAAGAAATTGCCTCTATAAACGGAATTAAAAAACCCGACCAAGTTCTTATTTTATTCCCCAAAGCATTGGCATCCACATCAACCAGTTCTAGCAGTTCTGACAGTGCAAATCAAACAACTAATACTGCTACCACAACCCCTGCCATTGCAGTGGATCAGTCCATACTAGACAAACTTGGAGTCAGTCAAGGCCCAGATTCAAATCTTATACAAGGTGCAACCACACTCAATGGAATAGGCGCAGCCAAGATGGGGTTCAGTGAAAGGCGCAAAGGTGATGCACCAATGGGCAAAGACAATGCAGTGTATAATACTACTACAAAAATTAATGAACGTAGCAAAAATACTGTTAACCCAGAAATCAGTGATTTTAAGTTTAGACAGGACACTGATGTGTTAAATGCTATTAGCCAGGTTATCATGGCAAGTACGTATGTTGATAAGACCCTGGACAAGACACAAGTAACACCAGAAGGATACAAAGGTTGGTGGAATATAGATGTGCAAACTTATACAAACGGAGAGGTCAACGAAGCTACTGGTAAGAAACCCAAACTATTGGTATACAGAGTTGCAGAGTATCAAGTGCATGCCAGCTCAGCACCAAATGCTCCAAATATCAAACCTCCAGGCTACGAAGAATTAAAAAAACAAGCAGTCAAACAATACAACTATATCTATACAGGAAAAAATGTTGATGTTTTGAAGTTTGAAATTAGTTATAATGCCAACTTTCAAAACTTAATGCCAGCAGACGGCGGCAAAAAAACACAAGATAAAGTAAACAAAGGCAATGACGGCGCAGAAGATAAGACTGAACCATCCATCACCGCCTTGTCGGGCGGCAAACAACCGTCGACCAAGCCCGGTACTTCTTCCACCTCGGTCAGCTATACTCAAACAAAGTTCAAGTCAGACAAGTTGGGCGGCGGCGGCAATGAAACTGAATCCACACGTGCCGCAAGAGCGTTTAATGATAGTATCACTAAGGGAACTGACATGACTACCTTAGACATGGATATCATTGGAGACCCGTATTTTATTGTGCAACGTGGCGCTGGCAATTATACTGCACAACCTACTCAGTATTCAAATCTTAACAGTGACGGCAGTATAAATCATCAAAGCGGAGAAGTTGACATTTTAGTAAACTTTAGAACTCCTATTGATATCAATCAAAGCACCGGATTGTATGACTTTGGTAAAAATGCAAGTGCTCCTGTTGCAATGTTTAGCGGGTTGTACATGGTGCGAGTTATAAACAGCACATTTAGTAAAAATGAATTTAAACAAACTTTGCAATTACAACGTAGACCACTGCAAGAGTTAGGCGGTCCAGGAACAACCAACGGCGTGTTAAGTGTTTCTAATAAAACTCCAGCGCCTAAGAACACGCAATCTCCAGCAGTAGCAAATTCAACACCAACAGCTAACCTGTCACCAGACGAAGTTAGAGCCGCACGAGATCGCGGAGAAATTGAAGAATAATTATGGCAGAATACGATTCAGATCACAGTAGTGCAAATCAACCAGACCCCAAACCCGGCCCGTTCCTTGCCAAGGTAGTTAGCAATATTGATCCTACATACATGGGTGTGTTGGAAGTTGAAATATTGCACCCAGTTGGCGGCACAAGCTCTCAAGGACAGTTACACCAAGTGAAATACATGAGTCCTTTCTTTGGACAAACCAGTGTGGTTTACAACGGCGAAACTAGCAATTACAATAACACACAAAAAACCTACGGCATGTGGGCAGTGCCTCCTGATGTGGGTGCCACTGTAATAATAATTTTCATAGACGGCGACCCTAAACGTGGATTTTGGATCGGCTGTGTGCCTGATGAAAATATGGATTTTATGGTTCCTGGATTAGCAGCCACGGAAGCCACCGTAGAAGATCCGTATGAAACCAGTTTGGGAGATACTGCTAGCCGTGTGCCAGTTGCTGAATACAACAAAGAAGATCCAGCAAACAGCAGTCCAGCAAACTCAACAACATTAAAAAAACCTAGACATCCGTTTACTGAAGTGTTGGATGCACAAGGACTGTTGTTGGACGACACCCGAGGAATCACAACCAGTAGCGCACGTAGAGAAAGTCCCAGCATGGTATTTGGTATCAGCACACCTGGCCCACTGGACAAACAAGATGGCGCCCAAACAGGCAATTACGGAAAACCGGAACATATGGTCACAGGCGCACCAGTTAGCAGACTTGGTGGCACAACATTTGTCATGGACGACGGAGATGACAAGTTTTTAAGAAAGAAAACTCCCAGTGAAGGCCCTCCTGAATATGCCAGTCTCGAAGAAGGTGAAACTGACGGTGATGTGACCATGCCGCACAACGAACTATTTAGAATCCGCACAAGAACTGGGCATCAAATATTATTCCACAACACTGAAGATTTGATTTACATTACCAATGCTAGGGGAACTGCATGGATTGAATTAACTAGCGACGGCAAAATTGACATCTATGCACAAGACAGTATCAGTATCAAAACTGACAAAGATTTAAATCTATATTCTGGTAGAGACATCAACATAGAAGCAAAACGTAATTTCAATGTCAAAGTGCATGAAGAGATGCATACCCATGTGGTTAAAGATCATATTTTAATCGTAGATGCAAATCAAAAAATTCATGTAAAGATGGATGTTGATAAGACTTATGATCAAAAATATACGCATCATGTCAAACAGGATGTAAACACCCTGTTTGACAGTGATTATAAACATAAAGTGGGCGGAGCTTTTGACTTGAACATTGGAGGTCATAATTTTCAAACTTCTGGCGGAAACATGGAAGTTAAAGCAGCCAACACTACAATATCTGGCGGCAACATTAATCTTAACGGCCCAGAGGCATCTACTGCCAGTGAAGCCGCCGAAGCGGTATTGCCCCAGCGTTTAAAACTACATAAACTTTCTATTGAAACTGGCGAGTATGACGAAGAAACGTTGCCGCCCACTATCATGCGTAGAGTTGTTACCACAGAACCTTATGTTTATCATGAAAATGTAGACCCAGTCAAAGTCAAGTCAGCTGAAACTGACAGGGACATTGACGGCAGGTATGAGGATACTGATGAGGAACAAACATCTGATCAAGTTGATTTTACTGAAACCATGTTGACCCCTCCCGAGCTATGGAAAACTTATTCCACAGCAGTGGACACATTTGCCCGCAATCCGCCGCCTGCAACCAATGATCAAATTGAAGTATAATATATTCGGAGCATACAAATGACAATATACAGTAAAGTGCCTATAACTACTAATGCTAATATTTCGCAAGAAACTATTGTTCAGCGATATCGAGGATTCAGTACAGTCAGTACAAATACCAATAACTTTGCGTTATATGATTTTGAGTTAATCAAACAAGACTTGCTGAATCATTTTTACATCCGACAGGGTGAGCGACTAATGCAACCCAACTTTGGAACCATCATATGGGACTTGCTGTTTGAACCATTAACTCCTGAAATTCAGGATCTTATTTTACAAAATGTAAATGAGATTTTCAGTAGCGATCCACGGGTGCAGGCCACTAATGTGCTTATAACTCCCTACGACACTGGTTTACAAATTGAATGCAATCTAAAATATTTTTTATACAACCTTGAAGAAACGTTGCAATTGAAGTTTGACCAGGCCAATGGCATTACACGATAAACTACGCACTTAAATAAATCCAATAAATACCATATAGGGATAACATATGAGCTCAACGGATCGTCAAAATAACCTGTTAGTTAGTGAAGACTGGCAGAAAATATATCAATCGTTCAAAAACGCAGACTTTCAAAGCTATGACTTTGACAATCTGCGCCGTACAATGATTGAGTACATCCGTACCAATTTTCCAGAAGATTTTAACGATTACATTGAGTCAAGCGAATACCTTGCCCTGATTGATCTTATTGCCTATGTGGGCCAAAGCATAGCTTTCCGTGTTGACTTGAACGCTCGTGAAAACTTCTTAGAACTAGCAGAGCGCCGTGACAGTGTGTTGCGGTTGGCACGTATGATTAGTTACAACGCCAAGCGCAACTCACCGGCAACTGGACTTCTCAAATTCAACACAATAAGTACCACAGAAACAGTTATTGATAGCAATGGCAGAAACTTAGCCGGACAATATATTACTTGGAACGACCCCAGTAACGCCAATTGGTACAATCAGTTTATCAGCGTTATCAATGCGGCCTTGCCATCAACTCAACAGTTTGGAAATCCTATTGACTCTGCAACTATTTACGGAGTATCTACAGCACAGTATAGATTTAATTCCAGCAACACCAATGTTCCCATTTACGATTTTGCAAAA